GTAAAAGAGGAATCATCAGAAAAAGAAACAGAAATAGCAGAGTCAAAAGAAGAAACCAATGAACAAGAAATCCAAGAAGAAGAAAAAAAGGACGAAGAAGTAAAGACAGTTGATAAAAAAGAGTCATCTAAAGAAAAAGCAGCTAAAAAAATATTGAAAAAAATAGACGACAAAAAAAGATATGATTCTACTAGTCAATTGAAAACCCTCGTAGTTATGCAAGTATTAGGAAATACTAAATCATTTTTTGAAGATCAGCAAGAATTGAACGATAGATTAGGATTTTTTACAGATACTACTTTGCCAGATAGTTTTATTTCTGATAATAATATTGCAGGATATCTTCTATTTGGTGGAAGTGATTTTTTAATGAATGAAATGATAGATAGTCAATGGCAACAGAAATAGATGTAGGCGGAGTAAAATTTAGGGGAGGTAGATTATTCCTCATAATTACAATATTAAGTTCTTTTGTGGGTGTTTTGTGGGGAGGATTTGAAGCATATCAACGATATCTAGATATGGAAGCTAAAATAAATAATTTTGTTTCACCGGATATGTCTGGATTTGATAAAAAATTAGAAGTCCTTGATACTGAATTCAATATGTTACAATCTGAAATATCAATAATACTTGAGGAAGTTGCATTAGTTGCTGATGTTGCTAAAGAACTTAAAAACGATCTAAAAGCAGATGTTCGTAGAATTGAAACAATAGTTGAAGATGTGGAAACTAGAGTCAAAGAGGATTCAAGAGAGAACTCTAAAAATTATTTGAAGCTAAAGATCTAAAAGAAGCAATAAATGAGATAAAAGACGATATGACTGAACTAGAAGAAAAGATAGAAAAGAAGATTAGAAACGCACTAGAGAATCCTTTAAGCCAGTTGAAATAAAAACAGGATATGGTATTTGTAAGATATGACTAAGATCACTCCAAAAACTACAAAAGAACATATAGTCAATATTTATAACAAAATTGAATTGTTAGAAACAAATCATATTCATCATCTACAAAAAGAAGTTAGAAAATTAAATTATGTTTTATGGACTATTGCATTTATGGTTGCTACTCAGTTCATATCCTGGATATTGAGAATGGTCGGATAATGGATTTACATACATTACAACAAGAAATTATTAAAGAAGAAGGTGGTATAATTTTAAAACCTTATCAAGATCATTTGGGCTATTGGACTATTGGTGCAGGTCATTTGATTAGGGACAATGAAAAACAAGAACTTATGCAACCAATAACATATCAAAGAGGATTAGAATTATTTCTAAAAGATTTTAATGTTTCACAAAAAGATATGGAAACTTTTACAGAGGGCATGAATATTGATGATAATGCAAAAGAATGTGTTTTACATATGGTGTTTCAACTAGGTTTGCCACGATTGAATAAATTTGTTAAATTTAAAAAATGTTTATCTGAAAATAATATTGAAGGTGCAATCGAAGAAATGAGGGATAGTTTATGGTACAATCAAACAACAAACAGGGCAAATCGCATAATAGAAAAAATGCAAAAAAGCGCAAAGTCAAACGCATAACAACTATGGAAGAAAAAAAAGAAATTGAAAAAAACAGATTATCCTACCTCAAAAGAGCATGGATATTACTAGGGGGCAAATAATGGTATTAGGAAAATTATTATCTGGAGGATTAGTTGATAGTGTTGGAAAAATAGTTGACGATCTTCATGTAAGTGAAGAAGAAAAAGCACAAGCAAAAGCAAAACTACTTGAATTAGAAAACGAAGTTAAATTAAAACAAATGGATATAAATTTAGCTGACGCAAAATCTACAGCTGGTGGTATTTCTGGAATGTTGCAGCGTTCCTGGAGGCCCTTAATTGGAATGTCCTGTGCATTAGCGATTTTTTGGGAATTCGTTTTAAGTAAATTTATTTTATTTATTTGTGGTTTGTTTCAGTACGAAGTGGTAAATATACCTGAGTTAGATATGGGAACACTCATGCCACTTGTCATGAGTTTACTCGGAATGGGAGCACTCCGCAC